TGATTTCGACACTGGCAACGTTAGATACAAAGCTAGAGAAAGATACTCATTTGGAGTATCAGACCCTAGAGGTATCTTCGGTGTAGAAGGTGCGTAATTAATCTAATTTATGGGGCCGCCTTAAAACGGCCCCATTTACTTAACAAACTGGTGAAAGATGAAAAAAAATTTTAGAGTCCAAATATACGCCTACAGCTACCACACCGATTTCATAATTGAATGTATTGAAGCCCCACTAGATATAGAAAATGCAATCATTGACAGATTGGGAAAATCTGATATAACATGGGACTATCTTGGAGAAATGCACGATCCAAGAATAAACAGAATAACCTACGAGGAGGTTATTAATGGAGGCGATAATGCAACATCTGGAAAACCTTTACTCTCAAAAGAGAGTGTTGGATCTAGAATGGGAGCAGGAGCATCTGAAAGAGGGTAGATATACTCTCAACATGGTTAAGATTGACAGAAAAGTTAGAGAAGTTCTTAGCCACATAAGAGCAGCCGAAGCAGAAAAAGCTCATATGAAAAATAAAATAGAAGATGCGGCTCCTCAAGTTTCTGTAGCTACTTAATAAAAAGCTACATCGTTGGAAAAACCCATCCACATCACAGGCTCTCTTGCGCTCTATCAAAAACTAGTATATAAAATAATCACTGTATAATTAATTAGAACATAGACGCATACAGTCGACGGCCTAGAGACTATGTTCGGAAAACTAGGAGGATATAATCATGGCAAGCACAACGTTTAACGGCCCGGTAAGGTCGGAAAAAGGTTTCCAAGTAGCAACTAAAAATACTACAACAGGAGCTATTACTACTAGAATGAGTTCAGGTATGCCTGACTTAACTGGTTTATCAATATCAGATGTAGCAACAGCATCTACGCTATCTTTAGCGGCAGATACAATTTCTGTTATTAACTACACAGGTGCAGCAGCATGCGCATGCACTTTACCTGCAGCAACAGCAGGAACTATTGTAGTTTATGCTCAATCAAAAGATACAGCTGGTGGAACTAACACTTTAAGTTTCGACTGTGCAGGATCAGATGTTTTTGCAACAGGATCTGTAATTGAGTCTAGAGGTTCAGATGAAGTTACTTTTGATACCTCAGCAGCGGGTGAAACTTTATTAACTTTCACACCGGTTGACGCAGCAACAAATCTTTTTACAACTGGAAGCATGATTGCTTTTATTTGTTACGAAGATGGCACATACCACATTGCTTCAAAAATGGGTGGTGCAGCTGATGCTGTTAAAGGTGCATTTGTTTTTGCATCATAATAAATAATTAGTGTGGGGCTTCGGCCCCACATTTTAATTTAAGGAGAAAATATGAGTTCAGATCAAAAGTTTAGTACATTAACAGCAGATGGTAATTTTAAAACTATCACAGGCGGTTCTACTAACATAGGGCCTTGTAGAGTTACATATATACAAGCTCATAGTGGAACTAACTGTTTAGTTAAATTACACGATGGAACAGGAACAGGTGGCACTTTAAAATTTCAAGCTAAATTTAGTGATGAAGGTTTAGATGTATTTGTTCCAGGAAACGGTATTAGATTCGAAACAGGAGTATATTTAGATTTAACTACTACAGATTCTGTTACTATCGGCTATACTGGCTAGGAGATTAAATGGCTAACACTACTTCGGGAACAACTACGTTCGATAAAACTTTTTCTATTGACGAAATAATAGAAGAGGCTTTTGAGCGTATCGGGCAGCAAAATGTTGCTGGTTACCAATTAAAAAATGCTAGAAGAACATTAAATATATTACTTCAAGAATGGGGTAATAGAGGTATTCATTATTGGGAAGTAGATGAACTGAATATGGATTTAATTGAAGGACAATCAGACTATGATTTTTTTAGATCCAGTGCTGATGGCACAAGTGCTGTGTCCACACCAGCAAATGTATTTGGAATGTCTGATGTCCTTGAAGCACAATTAAGATCTAACAGAACTTCAACAGATCAATCAGATAGTCCAATGACAAAAGTAGATAGATCTACTTATGCAGGTTTTTCTAACAAATTATCAAAAGGCACACCTAATCAATATTGGGTTGAAAGATTTATTGATAAAGTAAGAATACATATTTATCCAACACCAGATTCAACTAATGCATCTAAAGATATGCATTTCTATTACATAAAAAGAATACAAGATGTAGGTGATTATACAAATGCAACTGATGTTCCATTTAGATTTATACCTTGTATGGTGTCAGGATTAGCATATTATTTATCTATGAAATATATGCCGCAAATGACCCAAGCAACAAAATTAATTTACGAGGATGAGTTTGCAAGAGCGCTAGCAGAAGATGGTTCTGCATCTAGCACACACATTACTCCTAAAGCATATTATCCAGGAGCATAATGGCAAAATACGCAACAGGTAAATACGCAAGAGCAATATCAGATAGATCAGGTATGGAGTTTCCATACAAAGAAATGGTTAGAGAATGGAATGGATCTTTCGTACATGTATCTGAATTTGAACCAAAACAACCACAATTAGAACCAAAACCTATGAATGGTGATTCTATATCTTTAAGAAATGTAAGACCTGATAGAACAGAAACAGCTGTTCCAAAACTTTTACCATTAAATCCATTTACAACAACAAATGGATCTACAACAATATCTGTAAATGAACCTGATCATGGTAGATCAAATAATGATAGAGTTAGATTTAGAGATGCAACTGTTGTTGGAGGAGTGGCTGCAGCAACAATAAATTTAGCTGCAGGTTATTTAATTACAAGAGTAGATGACGATAATTATACCTTTGCAACAGCCACAACATCTAGTATAAGTGAAACAGGAGGAGGTGGTTCTGCATCAGCAGGGCCAGTAACGATAACAGCATGATTAAAAAGATAAAAAATTTTATATGTAATTTATTTGGTATTAAACAATGTGCATGTTCTGAAAAGGATGAACATCTTCAATTATATGAAGATATGCCAGAACCAGAAACACCAATTTATAAAGAGGACACAGAGTAATGGCTGGATTAAGTGCATCAGGTTTAAAAACACAAATTAGAAGTTACACAGAAACAGACTCTAATGTTTTATCAGACAGTGTATTAGAAAATATTATTTTAAATGCACAATATAGAATAATGAGAGATGTTCCTATTGATGCTGATAGAAAGCAACAAATAGGTAATTTTATAGCAGGTCAAGAACAAATAAATGCGCCTGCGGGATGTTTATTTATAAGAAGTATACAAGTTTATGATTCTACATCAGCTGTTACAGGGGATAACTCTTATTTAGAAAAAAAAGATTATACATACTTACAAGAATATATACCATCTACTGAGTCTGCAAAAAGGGGTAAACCTAAATATTACGCTATGTATGGAGGAGCAACAGGAGAGTCTGATACTACTTCAGGACGTATAGCTATAGCTCCTACTCCTGATCAAAACTATAAATTTAGGGTGCATTTTAATTTTATGCCTGCTTTACTAGAAAATAATGACACTAATTATATTAGTCTTAACTTTCCAAATGGTCTATTATATTGCTGTCTATCAGAGGCATATGGATTTTTAAAAGGTCCAATAGATATGTTGACACTATACGAAAATAAGTATAAAACTGAGATACAAAAGTTTGCTAACGAGCAAGTCGGTAGACGAAGAAGAGATGACTACACAGATGGTACTGTTCGAATACCGGTAAACTCAGTAAACCCGTAGGAGAAAATTATGGCAATAACATCGGCAATATGCAACAGTTTCAAACAAGAGGTCTTAGTTGGAACTCATAACTTCACAGCTACAACTGGTGATCAATTTAAAATAGCTTTATTCACTAGCTCTGCAACTTTAGGAGCAGGGACTACAGCTTTTGCAACAACTAATGAAATATCTGGAACTGGTTATACATCTGGTGGTTCAAACCTTACTAGTGTAACTCCAACTTTAGATTCATCCACTGCAGTCTGTGATTTTAGTGATGTAAGTTTTACATCAGCATCTTTTACAGCAAACGGCGCGTTAATTTATAATTCAGATAAATCAAATAAAGCAGTTGCTGCGATTGCATTTGGTGGAGATAAAACAGTTTCTTCAGGAACTTTTACAATTCAATTCCCGACAGCAGACGCAACTAACGCAATCATAAGATTAGCATAAGGAGGTTCTCCTTATGGCAAACACTTGGAACCTATCAGGAACAACCTGGGGCGTAGGAAACTATGGCCAACAAAATATAACTACTATTTTTCCAAGTGGTTCCTCTACAAGTTTATCACTAGGAAGTCCTAATGTTTTTCCTGAACAAGGTTGGGGATCAGATACTTGGGGAGTTGAAAACTGGGGTCAAACTGGATTAGCATTCACTCCTACTGGTGTATCAGGAACTTTTTCTGTTGGTGCTATTACAGGATTTGCTCAACAAGGTTGGGGTAGATCTGAATGGAATTCTGGACCATATGGAGAAAGTTTTAATCCAGTAGTTACACTAGCAAGTCAAGTAATTACATCATCAGTTGGTTCGGTTACAGCTTTTCCTGAATCAGGTTGGGGTAGAGACACTTGGAACTTTGAGTCATGGGGCTTTAGTGGTGTAACTATAGAAGTATCAGGATTTACCATAACATCAGATCTAGGTCCTAATGGTTGGGGTAATGCATCTTATGGTAACAACGGTTGGGGTATGTTTACTTTAAACCCTGCAGATGTAGTAGGACTATCAGGACAACAAATAACTTCAGCAGTTCCTCCTCAATTTGATATACCAGAACAAGTTCAAGGTTTATCTATAACTAGTTCTGTTGGATCAATAGCTCCAGATAATATGTCGATAGGATTGTCTGGCCAGTCATCATCTTTCTCAGTGGGATCTGTTTTACCTGCTGACGTGGTAGGATTAAGTGGTGTATCATTTACTAGTTCTTTAGGCACAGCAGAAGCTAATGATGCACAAATTATAAACATTAGTGGTCTTGCAACAACGTCAACTGTAGGATCTATATCTTTAGATCAAATGACTGTGGGATTAGGTAGTCAGTCAATGACAATATCTGTAGGATCAATAGGGCCTTCAGATGTAGTAGGATTAACAGGACAACAAATAACGTCTTCTGTCGCAGGATTTGGAGTATCCACAGGGTTTGGAATACAAGCTTATCAAGATGTTGACACAGGTGTTAATATAACTTATAGTGACGTCGCATAGGAGAAAATTATGGCATCAACATTTACACCTTTAGGAGTAGAACTTCAAGCAACTGGCGAAAACGCGGGAACTTGGGGTGATAAAACAAATACAAATTTAAGCCTTCTTTCACAATTAACAGGTGGTTTTAATTCACAATCAATAGCAGGTGGAGCACAAACTACAGCATTAA